CCATCGCACCTTGTGAGCGTGCTCCAGCGTCCGCCCTGATACACTCTTCGCTTTTCGCAGAAGACTTTCCCTCAGCATCTACTGAAGCGCCTCCTAGGTTGCGTGTACCTTCTCTTGTAAATTGATCGCGACGGTACTCAGTGCGTTGTTCTGTACCGCCACCAAAAAATCCTTTCTTATTTTTGTCAACTTCTAGGGATCTTTCAGACTCTAGAATCTTAGGGTCATCAGCACGATATTCGATACGATAACCATCCTTTCCTGCTTCAATTACATATGATGAGTAAGGACCACGAGGAAGATTGATAGTAGGAACTGACGGTGGTTCTGCCTTCCTGTCAATCAGATAACCTAGAAGACCCAGGTGTGAGATAGCAAACAATGCACCAGCAGTGCTGATCATTATCTTCCATCCAGATGGTTTCTTTGGTTCTGATGTTGATGGGATATAATCTTCCTTCTCGTGGTTGAATATACTCATGGCATTTTAGGGATAGCAGGTCCAGTTGTGCTAGGAATAGCAGGACCAGTGACTTCTGGAAGTTCAGGCATAGCATCATCAAGAAGACCAGGAAGAGCTCTAGTAACACCGTCCTTGATAACTTCAGTCAGGCGTTCTCTTGCTCGTTCTTGCCATGCCTCTTGATTCATGACAACATAAACACCCCCACCGATGACTGCCAGTGAAGTCAGTCCCGATAGGAGTGCGATAACGTTAATTACTTTTTGCATGATCAGACCTTAGGTTCAGTAGGTTCTTCTTTTCTCTTGATCTCAGGTGCTTTTTTAGGAGCACCACCAGACTTAGCAGGGCTCAGTCCGAACGCAGCTAAAGATCCAGAGAACACGGATGCGATAAAGGTTGGATCGAAATCTAAAATCTTTTGACCGTTTGGAAGTCTTACGTAAGAGAATGTGAGGAGAGAGGCAGACCAAATAAGTACAACAACTTTCACCAAATTACCAAGAACTTCACTTTTATCATCATCGTCTGCCTTTTCCTCTACAATTTTGGACTTATCTTCCGCCATAATAGAGTAGCAAGGCTCCTCTATTTATGCCTGTGCCTCGGTCCAAGAGATACGGAAGTCAATCGCTCTTCTGTTAGAACCACGACCACCACCAATATTCGTTACTTTAACAGCAAGAACCTCTGGTCCATCAGGGAAGACACCAGTTGGATCAGGTGCTGTAGTAGCAGAGAGAGAATCTCCACCACCACCTAGAATAGAATTAGAGATTTCTTTAACTCGTCCCAGATCATAATCAGCAACACCAGAGTCAGCGTAGAATCCGTAGATAACTTCACCGCCCACAAGTTCGTTCGTAATAATAGATGCACCCTGTGTTAGATCTGCATACTGTGCTAGTGATGTACCACCAACGTTCTCCCAGGTAACAGAGTTAGTAATGTTTGGATTCAACACTAGTTCAACGAAGAACGCACCGTTAGAGGACACCTCAGCAGTTCTAAGAACCAACTGCATTCTATTAACTAGTTCTCTTGCACCAAAAGATCCAGGGATACCATTATCAACAGATGGTGAAGTTCTGATAGCAAGCAACGCTTTAGTCTGACCAGAGTTTACCTCTCGTCCAGTTCTAGATCCAACCGTATAAACATATGCTCGGTCATCATCATAGAGACCGTCCATAATAACAGATGAACCCCAGTGTGAGATCTGCGGAACAGATGTTGCAGCAACCAGTTCTAAAGCAATGGGTTGTGTAGCAGAATATGTGAATGCAGATGCTGATCCTGTTCCCATTGGAGGGAACTTAACACCAGTTGGGTTAGCAGCAGTTACTGCTTTACTCAATTGAATACTAGTTCCAGTAATAGAATGCACAAAAGTATCATCAGGAATTCCAGCACCGATGACACGTTGACCTTTCTGAATTCCAGTAGCAACACTCACCGTACCAGCAGATGCACCATCTGCAATAGTTAGATCAACTGCATTGACTCCAAACGCTCCAGACTGTTCTCTAGTAACACCAGTGAAAGCACCAGATCTAGCAATACCAAGAGGAGATAGTGCAGATCCTGTTTGATCAAGCAAAGAAATTGCAAGCGAAGTACCTGGGGTATCAGTAATAGAGAATGATGTCTGACTAATTTTTTGTGCAACGTAGTATGTTTTTCCAGCAACAATATTTGAGAATGGTCTGTCAAATGTAATAGTTTGTACACCATTACCTACTAGTCCATCTGTAGATTCTACTACAATACTATTATTAGCAGCGACAACAGAGATGATATCTTGATCAAACTTGGTTGTTCCTGTGTAATTAATGTATTCTTGGTTAGCAGCAGTAGCAGAAGTTGTTTGTCTGATTCTCAAAGTTCCACTATCAGGGAAACCAACTGGAGGTTCTTGTACATAGATAACACTATCAGAATTACTAAATGATTTTGTTGCTGTTGTGGTTGGACAGATTGTATTAACTTCATAACGAGATGGTAAGTTACCAGATCTCATGTATGCTTCAGTATTGAAGTTGTTGTTAGGAATCTTGTGAGCGTAGATGACATTACCATCAGTAGCACGGAATCCCCAGCGGATGAAACCAGCACCATACCAAGAGTAGTCCATGTAGAACATCTGCATCTTGGTTACGTCTAGTGTATAACCAGACTTACCAGTACCATCACAACGGTCTAGGTTCCATTCTTCCTGTTGCCATACTGTTTCTACAGTCTTGGTGATAGGAACATTAACATCTGATGGTCCACGATAGTCAGGGAAGATAACCATCTGTGTATCAGAGATAATACCATCAACACGATAAGAAGAACCACGAAGAACAACATAATCTCCAATCCTCAACTGCTTAGAGAACTTAGTGCCTTGCTGGTTGGGTCCTGTATAACTAGAGATCAGTGAACTACCATTAGTTACTGTCGCTTTACCAGAACACTGGAAAGTAGATGTTCTACGAACAACACTTGTTCTACCATTAGCATGACGGAAGAACAAACCATTCTGCTGATCCATCATACCAATTTCTAGGTTAAGACCTTTAGCATTAATTGGTGTGACTGTGTACTCTCCAGAAGCAGTTGCTTCCGAAGGAGTTGACAACGCAGTATACTGGAAAGTATATGCATCAATAACGTTAGATACTTGGAACGTTCCGTTGTATACGTTATCATTACATCCACGTACATCAACTTCTGTGTCTCTAGTTACGTTGTGTGCTACAGCACAAACAACAGTTACAGTAGTTCCAGAAGATGTAATCTCATCGATGTTTTCAATTGCGGGAGCAAGAATAGAACCTGTAGAGAATGCTACACCTTTACCAGACTGATAACGGAAATAACGTTTTGTTTGTCTGATTGCCTGCTGGTTCTTGGAAGAAGAGTTAGTAGAAAATTTAACACCACCATCAAACGCTCTGTGTACAGAAGAACCCTGAGGTCTTGGATAAAGTTTAATAGTTCCTGTGCCAACAGAACCAGTAGGAGCACCATCAGGATAATATTCAAAAATAGTTGGAGACTCTACCTTAGCAACAACCCATGATCCATTTACATTACTACCAGCAGATCCAGATACAGCAATTTCATTTCCAATTTCTAAACCATGTGCGTTAGTACACTGGACTCTAACTTGACCATCTCCAGGTGCTGTTAGTGTAATAGTTCCACCAATCTCAGATCCAGTATAATGAATGCCTGTATAAACAGCAGTTCTAGCATCGATATCAATATCGCTATTACCTGAAGCCCAAGGATACTTTGCAGTGTAGTTGAATTGGTTTGCTCCAGTATTTACAGAGTCAATAATAAAGACACCATTAGCACCATCATGAATAGTATCTTGAACAAAGATAGCAGTACCAGCAGAAGGGAGGGGAGTTTCCAGAACGTTTACAGAAACTCTTACAGTTTTACTATCCTCAAATGCTTCCATCTGAGTAACTGACAACGGGTTCTGGGAAGGATAAGCAAATGGGTTGTTGTTGATCATTGCCAACGCTTCCCACTTGGTAGACTGAGTGCCATACTCAAAGTCAGTATCAATCTGGGACTGTGGTGTAGATACCTTTGCTTTATTTACAGAGTCATGATATGTCTCTGATGGTTGAATAGTTTCTTCAAAGTCATCATAAACAATCTGCAATTTGTCTGTGTCAGACATTGCAGTTGTATCAAACGATAGTTTGACTCTTGTAGTTACAACGTTTCTGATATCAGTAGAAATTTGATATTCAGTTGCAGTGAGTTCAGGATCCGAGAAATTATAGATTACTTTGTTATCAGTAACGTTAGTAATCAGAATTAACTGTTCTCTCTGAATACCACCAGGGATGACAACCTCTCTTTCAGAAGCATCAAAGAGATAGTAGTTACTCTTAATGGATTTCCTTGCCATTACCTA